GTGGGTGCAACAAGAGCCAAAGAAAACTTGTATTTATTAAAACCAAAAAAAGAAAGGTATGGATATCAGTTATGACAACAAAAGATATGTTTGAAAAAGCTTTTCCACAAGAAAAGCAGATAGGTGGGAGTCACTATAAATCTTTTCACATTCAACCATATGAATTTATATCTAAAAATAATCTCTCGTTCTTTCAGGGGAACGTTGTGAAGTACGTTTGTAGGTACCAGAATAAAAATGGAATAGAGGATTTAGAAAAGATAATTCACTATTGCGAACTAGAGATAAAAAAAATAAAAGATATGAAAAGGAAGAAATGAAATATAAGTGTGTTATATGTCATAAAAGAAATATGGCATACAATTATGCTTTTAAATGTAAAAAATGTTATAAAAAGGAAAAGTATGAAGGAAAAAGGAAGAAGATGGGACGGTAGGTCCAGAATAGCTACCGAACAATATAAAAATAACTATGATGCTATTTTTAAAAAGAAAAATGTAATGACGGAAAAAGAATGGGAAGAAAAATTAATAGGAACAAAAAATGACAAAAAAAGTAAGAGGTAAAAATAATGTTTAAATGCTTTCATTGTAAAAAAGAATTACTTTGGCAAAATGATTTTGATACTGAGGATACATATCCTGATTCAGAACATCAAATAGTATCTATGTATCAATGCACTAATAAAGAATGTGAAGCTTGGTATGAAGTTTACACACATAAAAAGGAGAATAAATAATGAAAGTACCACTATTCACAGCGCAGACAGAATGGATTGAACCAGAGGAATATCCAGATTTAAGACAATATGATGAAATTGCAGTAGACTTAGAAACAAGAGATCCTGATTTAAAAATAAAAGGATCGGGTTCAGTTATAGGTAATGGTGAAGTGGTTGGCATAGCTGTGGCTGTACCAGGTAGAAAATTTTATTTTCCAATTGCTCACGGATCAGGGAGCAATATGGATAAGAAAAGAACATTAGAATGGTTTAAAGATACAATGGCTTCTAATGCTATAAAAATATTTCATAATGCAATGTATGACGTATGTTGGATTAGACAAATGGGAATTAAAATTAATGGTCTTATTGTAGATACGATGATTGCAGCAAGTTTAATTGATGAAAATAGATTTGCTTACACATTAAATGCTTTATCTTGGGAATATCTAGGTCATGGTAAGAATGAAGCGGCCTTAAATGAGGAAGCAAAATCAAGGGGTTTAGACCCAAAAGCTGATATGTGGAAACTTCCACCTATGTATGTAGGAGCTTATGCAGAAAAAGATGCTGAACTTACATTAGAGCTTTGGCAAAAATTTAAATCAGAAATCATACAACAAGATATTGAATCTATTTTTAATCTTGAAACAGATTTATTTCCTTGTCTAGTTGATATGAGATTTAAAGGAGTACGAGTAGATGCAGACAGAGCTGCAGCACTGAAAGTGCAACTACAAGAACAAGAAAAAAATCTATTGCTAGAAATAAAAAAAGAAACAGGCATAGAACCACAAATTTGGGCTGCTCGTTCGATTGCCAAAGTATTTGATAAACTTTCCTTGACCTACGATAAAACCGAGAAAACAGAGTCACCTTCATTTACAAAAAATTTCCTTTCAAATCACAATAATAAATTTGTTAAAAAAATAGCAGAAGCTAGGGAAATAAACAAGGCACACACTACTTTCATTGATACTATATTAAGGTTTCAACATAAAGGTAGAATACACGCTGAAATAAATCAAATAAGATCAGATTTAGGTGGTACTGTGACAGGTCGTTTTAGTTATAACAATCCAAATCTACAACAACTTCCAGCAAGAAATAAGGATTTAGGGCCTATGATTAGATCTTTGTTTTTACCAGAAGAAGGTTGTACCTGGGGTTGTTTTGATTACTCACAACAAGAACCTAGATTAGTTGTGCATTATGCAACATTACATAAATTTCCATCTGTTTATGATGTTGTAGATGCTTATAAAGATGATGTAGATACAGACTTCCACCAAACAGTAGCTGAGATGGCCAACATACCTAGATCACAAGCTAAAACAATTAACTTAGGTTTATTTTATGGAATGGGTAAAACAAAACTACAGGCAGAATTAGGTGTAACAAAAGAAAAAGCAAAAGAACTTTTTGATCAATACCATAATCAAGTTCCGTTTGTTAAACAATTGATGAACTCAGCATCTAATAGAGCGCAGAGTCACGGTCAGATAAGAACGTTACTTGGTAGACTTTGTAGATTTCATTTATGGGAGCCAAATATGTTTGGTATGCACAAAGCAATGAGTCACGAAGATGCACTCAGGGAACACGGACCAGGGATCAAGCGAGCTTATACATACAAAGCTTTAAATAAATTAATTCAAGGTTCTGCTGCTGATATGACAAAGAAAGCTATGTTAGAATTGTACAAAGAAGGAATTGTTGCACATATTCAAATTCATGATGAATTAGATTTATCTGTAGAATCTCCAGAGCATGCTAAAAAAATAATTGAAATTATGGAAAATGCTGTTACACTAGAAGTTCCCAATAAAGTAGATTATGAATCTGGCGAAAATTGGGGTGATATTTATGGATAATGGCTTATTTAAATGCAAACACACCACCAATATATTGTAAAATTCGTAAGGAATATCTTTATGATATGGATCCCAAATATAATCAAGAGAGTGAAGAATGTGTTATCTTCGGTGTCGCTTCTATTTCAGGACGTGCCTTATTATTTCATATCATGTTACCAAATGGTGCGGTCTATTATCGTTTGCCTATCTCAGCGTTTTTCCAAAAACGTTTTTCTAGAACCGAAGTGCCGAATATGTCGGTTGACGAGTTACAGTTGTGGAACAGTTTTAGTTATTGGCCTAGTGTTCATACTTTTGATTTCCTGGCTAATTTAAACTGTAAATTTAAAGGTAAGGATAAAAAATTCTATGCTGGACAATATTTATTTACTATTGACTGGGCACATCCAGAGACTAATATACTCAATACAGAACATTCTGAAATTCCTCAAGAGCATAAGTGTGCGCATATACTCGCTCTTGCTAACGGCAATTATGCTGCTCAGCCTAACAATCGTATTTTGTGGCATGTTAATAATTATACTACTGATACAACTTGGCCAGACTATAGAGTACAAACTAACGTCTGGGAAGTAGAAGGTTCAGATTGGATAACAGAAGATTCTGATAAAATGTTTTATGAGGTAGAAAAAAATGATTAAATGGATTAAAAAACAGTGGCAAAAATTTGTTGACTGGGTTTTTGACGGTTTTTATAAATAAATTATGTCAAAGATAAACGAAGAAACTGCAGTAAAGACCGATCTTAAAACGATTGGTATGATCATTGCTGCTGCGGGTTTTGCTGTCTATATGTACATTGGTATGACTAATACTATTAATACACTAGAGACAAGACTTCAGTTAATGGAGGCGGATTTATTAAAAAAAGCAGATCAAATACCTGTCGATAAGGAACAGTTTTTTCTGTTAGAGTCATTGGCTGAAGATACTGAAAAACAACAACAGTTATTAGATGAAAATTTACACGTTAAAGTTATGCTGGAAGCAGCTAGAGAAGATATTGAAAAGTTAAAAAAAGATGTTGAAAAGCTTAAAGACGCAACAAGAGATATTAAATTTAGTAATGGAAACGGAAACGGGCATTAATGCAGGTACCTTTCAAGAATATGATTACACTTGCGAAGATGCAGAATGCGAGTGGAAACAAATAACTGAATATTGGAGGATGTAATGGCTGATAGAGATAAAATAAATAAATTTAAAATGACTCAATATGCACAAGAAAAAATAGAGTCTGATAAACAAAAAGAATTTTTTCAAATACTTAGAAAAGAAGTTCAAATTGGGGCAAATGGAACTAGTAGGTATATGATTAAAAAAGGACCAAACAAAGGGAGATTTGTATAATGATTGAAACAGCAATAGTATTATTATTTTTTATGAATGACAAATTAGTAGAACATAGAATTCAAGACTCCATATCTGAATGTTTAAAACATAAAAGATTAATTACTCGTAATATGAGTATGACTAATAAAGACATACAATGCATAGAAACAGATGTTGAAATTGATATTAATGTAGATGGTAGTAAAACTATCAAAAAATTAATAATGAAATAATGGAAACATTAGGTGTAGCTATTGTAATAATTGGAGTATTAGTATATTTTGCTTTCAAATGAAATTAATTAAAAAAATTATAGCTAAAATCTTTGGCATTAAACAGTGTAAATGCAAATAATTTGGTGTAGAATATGTAAATTTATTGGGTATTGTAAATGCCCTGAAAAAATTATAAACTTAAATCCGTTCGAACAAATTTTATAATGAAACTTACAGCTAACTTTACGTTGGACGAGCTTATTAAAAGCCAGGTTGCAGAACGCAAGGGCATTAATAACAATCCATCACCAATGCAAATAGAAAATTTAAAAGCATTGGCAGTAAATATTTTACAACCCATACGTAGTCATTTCGACAGGCCTCTTATTATTAGTTCTGGATTCCGATGTGCAGAATTGTGCATAGAGATAGGATCAAAAATTACCAGTGAACATTGTGCAGACAATAAATCAGCAGCAGCCGACTTTGAAATTCCAGGAATAGATAATAAAGAATTAGCACAATGGATAAGAGATAACCTCATTTGGAATCAATTAATTTTAGAGTTCTACAAAGAAGGAGAACCATCATCAGGGTGGGTCCATTGCAGCTATTCAACAGATTTAAATAAAAAAGAGTCCTTGATTGCTTATCGCGAGGATGGTAAAACTAATTATAAACCGTGGTAAAAAAGAAAGTATTAATGAAAGATCTTTTAGAAAGTATTAATACCGTACACGGTACATGTCCTGAATGTCAAGAAGAGGTTATATTAATAGCAATTGTAACTGATTACTATAGATGTACTAATTGTGGTTATGATGTAAAACAATATGTAAATGGTTCTATTAAATATTTAAAATTAGATGAGATGGATAAAAAATGGCTAAAAAATCAGCAATTGGACAAGTAACTTTTTTTAAAGAAACATCTAAAAAACGTCCGGGTCGACATGCCAAGTCATTTAATAAAAGGGTGCCAAAAAGAAAAAGATCTAGAGGACAAGGTGTTTGAAATAGAAATGAAATCTTTAGTAGTTATAGTAGTATTATTAGCTGGTCCAGATAATTTAGAAAAAAATTATTATCCTGTTGATACGGAAGATAATTGTGCTGTAGTCGGTCAAAGAATAATTGAACAAATTGCAAAATATAAAGATAATATTGGTGAACACCAGGGTTGGTATACTTTAGATGATAAACTAGTTATCGGTCACTATTGTAGTATTAAATAGATTCTTGTTCTTGACAAGAAAAGTTAACTAAAAGTTTATTTTTATTTACTTCCTCAACACCTATTTCTCTTAT